ATCTTTAGCACGACCACGTAACTGAACAGCTGCACGTACTCCTGGATGTTGTAGTAAGTATGTTGTTTCTTCACCTTCACCATTTGTGTGGATGTATTCTTGTTGACTACCTGATTTTTTCGCCATATGTAGCATCTCCCTTTTATTCGCATTGTGGATGGATTTAGACATAATTACCTCCATATAAAAAAGGGCTGAGATTTAACTCAACCCATGCTTGTGATTATTTTACTGAGTAGTCGAATACTTTGATTTCAAACTCGCGGTCTGAAGCTTCATCTTCTAAACTACCATCAGCAGGTTTTAACACCATTGCTTTAGTTCCACCCGCTACTTCAGGATTATCGCCACCTGAGTTTACCCACACAGGGAATTGTTTACCAGTGTTTGCGAGGTTGTTCAAGAATGTTACTTCAGGCGAACCCTGCATCGGTTTATACGTGATCGTTCCTAAGTTGTTGTTACGCTTAGTTACTCCCACAGTTCCATTAGCAGAAACTTTAGCATCAATGTTATCTTCATCTTTTTCCCAACTTACGAAGTCACCTTCGCCATGGTCAACCATAAATCGACCATCAATAGTGACTGATACTAAACTAGCGTCATATGTGTACGTGTTTCCCATTGTTCAACCTCCTCTTATACTCTGATTTGACCTTTAATACGTGCTTCATGTATTGCACCAGCGTTACCAAACTCGAAATTACCGCCTCTATAGATACGATTATTTCTATCTTGTGGGTCAGACTCTTCACGACTTAGCGTAGTTACTGTGTAGTCAGGAAGACCGTCAGCAGTAGTAGCGATAATACCGTTGTTATATCCGCGTCCCAATGTTGTAAGCATGGCAGCTTGAATTGCTCCAATACCTCTCGCATCGTATGGAAGTTTAGGTGAGTTTGCTAACGTGTTTTGAATCTCATTCTCCATATCCGCTTTAATCCAGTCCTGGCCATGAATAACGTCGATATACTCACCATTAGCAAGTTTACCTTCAGATAACTGACCTTTGCCCGCTTTCATGACATAAGCAATGGCGTTATCTAATTCGATGGCATCTAGTTCTGTTTGCGTTGGATAGATAGGTGTAACGCCTTTTAATTCTTTGAACTTCCATGTAATCGAACCTACAGGAAGAGAACCAAGCGCACCAACAGCAGCAGCATCTAAATGTTCACCAACCACATCATGATTGAATGCAATTACACGCTTCATACCTTTAACCGCTTCACGTCCTACATCATCTTGTACTTGTACGGCCAGTAATTTAAACTCTTGCTCGTTAAAGAAAAGTGCAGCTGCATCTTGTTCCACATCCACATCATCCGCTATTAAAGCGAAATGCCATGCACGGTTATAAAACTCTGCTAACGATGCTTCAATCTCTGTTTCATAAGTAGCAACCGCTACTACATCAGGACGATCATTTTGTGCGAATACCGCTTCTGCTTTTTCATATGCAGGTGTACCAATTGCGTAATCCACAGCTAATCCCGCTAGTGTTGTATATTCTGTGTAAGTTGCCGCACCCACTTTCTGTGCGAAAATTGCTGGACGTCCTAAACCAATTCGCGGTGCAGGATAAGCGACGTTAATCGTTACTTGAACATCTTGTAATGGCAAATGTATTACCTCCTCTTAATTTACTGTTTCTATAACATCATGTGGTCTCGAATCTGAATGCCTAACTCGCAAGCGAACATCAAACCCCACACGTCTTTCAACTTCAATACTCATAAAATTGTCACGACTCCCAAATCCATCAATACGAACCACTGTAATTCCACCATCCGTTAAACGCTGTTTGATGGCGATTGACTTCAACAATGTGGAAGAACGTTGAGCAAAGTTTAAACACTCGAATGAATCAACTGACAGCCATGTATAAGACACGACAATTTCAACTTCTTCTATTAGAGTGTCACCACTTCTGTACGTCTTAGGATTCAAGTATGGGCTTGTGACTGTGTACGTCCCATATGGATAAGGTGGTTGCTTCTGTGTGCTTGCTTGTTCCACGATTGGATAAGGTAATATCTGACGCAGTTCATAATTAACTTTGCTTATGATGTCTTCGTAATCAAGCATTGAATGCGTCAACACCTTTCAATGTGTATGTGGAGAAATCAGCATAATCTTCATAAGGTGTTTTTGACTCCACATGATAGACCATACCTTTGTACGTGACTTTACTTTTCAACGGAATGTTATGATCCAGTGAATATAGTTGTCTATCTGCTTCAGTCAATCGACCACCACTTTGATAGATATTCTTTTGAGACATTGGAATCAATGCACCTTTACCCGTCGTTGGAGGGTTTAGTTTTGTCGGTACTTCTTTGCCCGCCCAACCATATTCAACAGGTTCGTCACTCGTCAGAGGATACTCAATTGTGAACATGACTGTAAATTGGTCTATTAAGGCTTTAAAATTAAAGAACTTCATACGTTATCGCTCCAATCAAACTACCATTGTCCACAAGAGGATTACTAGAACCCTTTTGTTCAATGGTAAATGGATGATTCTTAGGGTTCTTCAAGTCACGAGCAAAGTCTCTCACTCTATCCCTTGATTCTTGCCCTAGAGCATCAAGGTAAGCAGAAACGGAAATACCTTTAGTGATTAACTGAGGTATCATATCTTCTGCTTTATCCATGACCTCTTTTTCATTCGCATCCCAACCCGCTCGAATGTACGAACGTTCAGGAATATGGATCATTGTGGTGCTTTTCTTTAGATGCAGTCCTTGATGATGCAAGAACCAACGCATTTTATTAGTTACAATGATGGAAATACCATACTCCTGCACCCAAGCGATCATTTGTTGCTTACCTTCGCCCAAAACCCCTATGTGCATGGCACTTCCATCTAATTCATCAATGGTCTTTATAATGGCGGGTAACTTGTTGTTGTCTTTTATGCTGATTTTCATAGCTGAGTAGGGCTTCCGGTCATAATACGAATGACTTCTGTACCCTCGTCATAAATTTCAATAGCACGTCCTGTGTCCACAACTGATTTACGTTTAGCTGTATGGAACACCACACCTTTTGAACGGTATGGAAACCACAACGAATACGCTTCACGGAAATAATCACTATCCACAGTGTTGCTATTTGAATAAGTAATCGACATACCCGCTATACTTTGACTAGCAATGCCTGACTTAGCCTTACGAGCCTGTGAGAGTTCCACCCAACGAACAATACCTAATTTAATTCCACTAGGGAGAGCGTCAAGGGAGAGCCAATCATAAGCAGTCGTATAATACTTAGCCGCTTCTAATGCTGATTCAAGATACAAAGAAAGGATAGCATCTTGAGAAACATCCTCAGTCGCTATCCCTAATAAGGCTTTCAATTCCGCTAGGTTCATACAAACACCTACTTCTTAACGACTTTTTTCTTTTCAGCCGCTTCTTTTTGGTTTGGTACGTCCATTGCTTCCATGTTTTTCTCGTTGTTCACATGGTTCTTGTCAGGCACATACTCACCATTATCTACTTGAATCTGTCGATAACGTCTAATACTTGTTGCTCCCATCAATTAACCCCCTTATGCTGTCGGTTTGTGAGTGATTTTCACAACTTTAGTATTGTCTTTTAAGTAAATACCATAATGCTCATCAGCAGTTACAATAGTAGTTTTGTGGATGATGTCGCGATCTTTTTCAACGATAACGTTACGTTTCATCATAAGACCTAAAGCACCTGGTTTAACTAAGTAAGCTTCACCATCAGGTAGTTTAGTAGTTGTTACAACAGTAGCACCTAAATATTGACCTACACGACCACTCATTAATACTTGATCGCCTAATGCAGTACCACGAGTAAATCCAACCGAATTACGAAGTTGAGCGTAACCTTTAGGAGATGTAAGTAATACTAGTTGGCCAGGATCTTCTTCATCGTTGAATACAACCAATGCATTGTCTAATGCAACATCAAGGTTAATTAATGCTGTACCTGCAGTTAATGAAGCTGTACGAATAGCCACTAAAGAATCATCATTCATTTTGTCTGCAATAGACATTTTCAATTGCTTGTTACCTTCACCGATTGGATCACCAAGACCGCTCAATACTGCTTCATCCGAAATCTCAATACCTTTACCAGCTTTTTTGATTGTTACAGTTGTGCTAGAAGTTGTTAATTGAGAGATTGGAATAGCTGCGAATTCCGCAACGTCAACCGCTGGCCCAATGTAAGCGTAACGTGGAACTGTAAGAATTGTACCTGGACGCCCTTGTAATCGTGTATCTACTTCTGCTAATGGTAAGAATTTAAGTGCTGCAGGAAGTTGTGCAGAAATCATATCTGCCATTACCTGTGGGTTTACTAAGTTTGCAATGCCTGTTTGTGGTGCTGCCATGTGTTCATTCTCCTTTTTTTACTCACCTGAAGTGAGTTTGTTGTATGCGTCAGGATCTTCATTAGCGAGTTTTACTCGTTCTTGATAGCCCATCTTGTTAAATTGTTCTGTTGTGATTACTCCACCTTCTGCACCTTTTTTATATGTGCGACCAGTTCCTTTAAACGTGTCCTCAACTTTAGCAGCAACCGCTTTATCAAATTCAGCTTTTAGTGCTGTGATTTTCTCAGTAGTTGCTTCTTCATTTGAAGCTGTAACGAATGGTAGGAATGATGAAGGTAGTTCAGACTCACCTAATGCGCTAATAGCGAATAACTTGTTTTCACGCTCTAGTATAGTAAGCTCTTTTTCTTGTAACTCTTTTTGTGCCGCTTCTAGCTTTTCTTGCTCAGACATCTTGGACTTCTTTTCTTCATCCAATTGCTTCTGCAGGGTAGTATTTTTCTTACTGTACTCTGTGCGAATCTTATCCTCACGTGATTGCAAGAACTTTTCAAACTCAGGGTTGTTTAGGACGCTCTCGATGCTAAATGCAGGTGGTGTTTCTTTAACGTCGTCACCTGGTGGTAGGTCTTCTGAAAAGAATTGCAGGTTATTAAGTTGTAAAAAGAATTGCTTGGTCATTGTATTACCTCCTAGAGTTCAATTAAGTAAGCCCGTAATCGTTCTTAGTTTAATAGCCCTCATAATTTAGTTTTAATGCAAAATTAATAAGCCTGTTTAAAGACGAATTGCTCAACGTCTACTAGATAACACTCTAGTCAGCGAGATAGTGGATCACCAAACCTTCCCTTTAGTATTGGAAATCGAAAGCAAGTGACCCCCAACTTTCATGTGTAACAAAACCCGTCCTTTTCTGAACACGTTCATAATTGTTGAAAACACATCATTTTGGTTGAATATCGTGTAACAAAACTTTGACCATTAATCTATGTTCATTAACCATCATCGTTCTGTCTTTTAATACACATGGTATAATATTTGAAATACATGAAACTTTATCCAATCTCATATCGTAGTACAGGAAATAAGAAAGGGATGATCGTTGTGGAATGTCTAAAATGTAAAAGTACAAATGTTGAGTTAGTTGATAGCAAGAAGTTAGCTGGTAAATGGTTTTTGTTTGGTGTAGTCTTATTCCCGCTATTCTTTATCTTTTGGCCATTAGCT